GCCCGCGGCCCGCGCCCGCGTCTCGCTCGCGGCCGCCGCCTGGCGCCGCCGATTGAGCGCCGCGATCTCGGCCGCCGCCTGTTGCTGCTGCAGCTCGCTGAGGCGCGCGTAGTAGCGCTCGGCCGAGACGGTGCGGGCCTCGAAGGCGGAGCGATTGAGTTCGATCTCGCGCTGGGTAGAGTCCGCGCTGATCCGGTCGGACTGCTCGGCCAGGGTCTCGATCAGATCGCGCTGGGCCGCGGCCAGCCGCTGCCCGGCCTCGCGCTCGCGCGCCAGCTCGCGCTGGCGCGCATCGGCCCGGCCGCGGGGATCGGTGGCGGTGGGTGGCGCGGCAGGCCTATCGACTGTGCCTTTTTGCAGGGCCTCGGCCAGCAGCCGCTCGCGCTCGGCGTCGAGGCGTGCGGACTCGGCCACCTCGCGGGTCACCGCCTCGCGCTCGCGCGCCAGCCCCTCGCGGGCCAGGTTGTAATCGGCCACCATGCGCTCGAACTCGGGGTCCCGCTGGGGCCCTCTGAAGCGCCCCAGGCGCTTCCTGATCTCTTGCGCCCGTTGCTCGAGTTGGCGCTCGGCGGCGTCGAGCTCGGCACTGCGCGGATCGGCCGCCGCCGCCCTCACCGCGGCCGGCTGCCCCTGCTGGGCCAGGAAGGCGCGCTGGCGCTCCATCACCGCGTCGAGCGCCGCCGTGCCCTCGCGCCGGAAGCCGATCCAGGCGGCGGCGGCCAGGCCGATCGACACCGCCAGGCCCACCGGCCCGGTCAGGAGCCGCAGCACCCCGCCGATCATCAGCATCAGCCGCGAATTCGCCGCCACCGCGGTGGCACTGGCGCTGCTGCTGGCGATGGCCAGCCCACGGTAGGCGGCCACCAGGCCCGCGATCCCGCGCAGCTCGGCCTGTTGTGCCGCGCCGGTGGCCGCCGCCTGGCTGGCGGTTTCGGCGAGCTTCGCGCGCGCCGCGCGCGCTTCGGCGAGGCGCACCAGGGCGATGTCGGCGAGTTGGCGCGCGAAATAGGCGGCGGCGGCGGCCGTGAGGCCAGTCAACACCGTGGTGAGGTTACTGGCCAGGGCCGTCACCACGTCGGCGAACACCCGGAAGACCCCCACGCCCTCGTTGATGCGGCCGACGAACAGCATGAATTCGTTGCGCAGGTTGACGAAGGCCCCGCCGACCGTCTGCGGCATGCCGGCGGCCTCGGCGCGCAACTGCTCAAGGGCCTTCGGCAGGGCCAGCGCCAGCACCTCGGCGGAGAGCCGGCCCTGCTCAGCCAGGCCGCGAAGCTCGCCGCGGGGCTGCCCGATCGCATCGGCCAGCGCCTGCATCAGGCGCGGCGCGGCCTCGTTGACGCTGTTGAACTCCTCACCCCGGAGCACGCCGGAGCCGAAGGCCTGCGAGAGTTGCAGGATCGCGGATCCGGCCTCGGCCGCGCTGGCACCCGACACGCGCAGCGCCAGCGCCACCGTCTCCGTGACCTTGGCCACCTCCGCCTGCCCGAGCCCGAGGGCGCGCACGCTGGGTGCCAGGCGGGCGTAGAGCACCGCCGTCTCGCCGATCCCGCTGGCCGCGGCGCGGGCGATGCGCGCCACGTCCGCCTGCGCCGCGGCCAGGTCACCGCCCCGCTGGGTGGCCAACGCCAGTTGCGCGTTGAAGCTGGCGTACTCGTCGGAGATCCGGCCCAGCGCGCCCAGATAGGGCAGGATCTGATCCACGGTGAACACCGCCGTGGCAAGATGGCCCATCAGCCCGATCTTGGCCGACAACCGATCAACGGTGCCCTCGATGCGCGACAAGCCCTCCTGGTCTCTTTTCGACACCGCGCTCGCCGCCGCGCTCGCGCCCTTCGTCCTGGCCGGGATCGTCGTGCTGATCGGCTGGCTCATCCTCTGAGCCGCCTGCAGCCGGCGCCAGTCCGCCGCCAGGTTCGCCACGCTCACGCCCTGGGCCGCCAGCGCCCGGCGCAGTTGCTCGGTCTCCAGCCGCTTGGCCTCAAAGGCACCCTTGGCACCGCCGGCGGCCCGCTTCAGCCGCTCGAACTCCTTCGCCAGGGTCTGGTCGCCCGGCGTGGCGCGGAGGCGGCGCGCGGCATCGGCCACCGCCGCGGTGGCGGCCTTGAACTCGCCCTCCAGCCCCTTGACCGCGCGCTTGCTCTGTGCGAACCGCTCGATGAGCTGCCGCGTGTCGGCCTCGACTCTGACTTTCAGGGGTTCGAGGGCCATCGCGCCGCCGCGCTGGTGGTCTCGCGCCCCCAGGTGATCCGCCGCTCGCCGAGCGTGTTGTAGTCGTCGATGTTATCCATCACCCCTCCAGCGACCTGAGCCAGGCCCGGAAACTCTTCTCGTCGGCACCCCCGGCGCGGGCGGCGAGGGCGGCGCGCCGCAGGCGCTCGGTGTCGAGCACGCCGAGCGCCTGGCTGTAGCCGCGCACCTGCGCCAGGGTCATGTCGAGGAGGCCTCCGAGCCCGGCGGCGCGGAAGCGGGCGTCGAGCTGGACCCAGCCGTCGACATCGCCCCGGTCAGGCTCTCGGCCGCGCCGACGAGCCGCGGCTGCAGCCGGCGGGCGAAAAAATCGAGGTTCACCGTCAGCACCGCGTCGGCCAGGTCCAGGAGCTCGTCCAGGCCGAGTCCCTCGACCCAGTCGGGATCGACCCGCGCGCCCACCGCCACCGCGTGGATCACGCTGCCGGTGTGCTCGGCCAGCAGCCGGGCCACCTGCTCGCCGCGCACCAGGGCGGTCACCAGCGGCTCCACCGCGCGGGCGAAGGGCGACAGCTCGCGCACCCGGATCGGGGTCACCTCGATGGTCCGCCCGCCGGCGCTCACCACGAGCGGCGACGGGCACAGGGTGTCGAGGTCCTGCATGGGGTATGCGGGTCGTGCAGGGGTATGCGGGTCGTGCATGGGGTCCTCCGGTCAGATCGCGCAGCCCGATCAGGCTGCGCTGTGTCGCCTCTAATGTCCGCACGGCGGCCCTTCCGGCCGCCCCGATCAGCGCACCAGCCGCGCCCGGTAGAAGCGCGAGCCGCCGGCCGGCTGCAGGCCGTCGAGCAGCAGTGAGCCTTCCATGGTGAAGCTGGCCGCCTCCTCCCCGGAGATCAGCGCCTGCTCGGCGGCCGGATCGGGCACGAAGCGGAATGCCTCCACCACCACCGGGTTGTTGCCATCCAGCGTGTTGAGCCCCTCGAAGCGCAGGAAGCGGTCGGTCACCCCGGCGGTGAGCGCGTCCACCTGCGCCTGCGCCGCAAACGCGTAGTTGACGGTCAGCGCCTGGCCGGAGAAGCAGGACAGCGGCGTGCCGAGGGTGATGGCGCGGCCGGTGGTGTTGAGGTCCAGCACCACCGCCGCGGCCGTGGCCGAGACGATCCGCTGCGGGCGGCCGTTGAGGAGGCCGGCGTCGGTGCCGGCGAAGCCGGTGAACACGGCGAAGTCGCCGGCGGCGGCGGTATTGGCCACCGTCACCGTGGTGGTGGCACCCACCGTGATGGCGGTCGGCGCCACGCCGCCGGTGGTGATGGCGCTGACCGGGGCCAGCGCACCATCGTTGAACAGGATCGAGCCGGCGGCCGGATTGACGCGCACGTCCCAGGCGGTCGCGTCGTTGACCCAGTGGATGAGGGGCGTCGCGCCGCGATTGACCACCACCGTGGAGGCCCGCACACGGTTGAGCGGCATGATGCCGCCCGGGTGCCAGGCGCTGGCCTCGCCGGTCACGCTGCCGGCGGCGTGCGCCGTGAAGTCGCCGCGCAGCGCCAGCGCCAGCACGTCGCGGACGTAGTTGTGCAGCGTCATCGACAGCGAGACGTTGGTCTCGGTCACCAGCCGGAAGGCGGTGGCCCGCTGCCCGGACTGCGATTCCTTGTGCTCGACGGTGCTGGTCTCGGTGCTGATGCTGAGCGCCGAGCAGTCGCCGACGGTGCGCAGATCTACGGCGCGGCCGCTGGCGTCACGGCGGCCGATCATCAGCACGCCCTGGCCGGAGTAGTAGTGCGTAGCGCGGTCAAACATGGCGGCGGCTCCTTAGGGGTTGCCGAGGGTGGAGAGGGCGCACTCGAAGGTGAGCGGGTAGTAGACGAAGCCCGGCGAATACCCGGGCCGGGGCGCGGCGACACGGATGAGGCCGCGGTGCCGATCTGAGGGGGGCCAGCCCTGCAGCGCGCTCAGGAGCGCCGTGAGCAGGGGCCCGGCCACCGCCTGGGCAGCGGCCCCGCCGTCGCCCTGAGCGGCGTGACGCACCGCCAGCACCACCAGCCACTGCTGGTGGACGATGTGGGCGCGGCCGTGGCCGGCCTCATCGCCCAGGCGATCGCCGTCGTAGATCACCAGCGCCGCCGGCACCGCCAGCACACTCTCGTCCACCGCCTGGCGGCCGGCCGCCTGGCGCACCGAGGCCAGATCCGGCACCGTCGCCTGGAGGCGGGCCACGATCGCGGCCCCGGCGGCGAGGTAATCCCGGATCACGTCAACAGCCCACTGTCGCGCCCGAACAGCGGCGGCGGCCCACTCCGCGCCGCCGCCAGGCTCGGCCGCACCGCCGTCGCCGCCGGCAGGCCGAGGCTCACGCGCCCGCTGGCCAGGTGCTCCAGTAGCCGGCGCGCGTCCTCGTAGCGGGTGCGCACCTCCTCACTGGCGGCGTGCCGCCACAGCCGGTAGCGGGCGATGTCGGCGCAGAGGTTCCTGAGCAGCGGCGGTACCGTGGCGAGCGGCAGGGAGTAGCGCGCCGCCAGGTGCGCGCTCACCTCCGCCGCGGCGTCATCGAGGGCCCGCTGCAGCGTCGCCAGGTGCGGTTGATCGCCCGTGAGCTGGGTGAGCTCGGCGACGCCGAAGGCGGCCTCCAGATCGGCGATGCTGGCGTAGATCACGCGGGTGCCCTCACGCCGCTCAGGGCTCGAGCGGCGGCAGATCGGGGGCGGTCAGCGGCACCAGCGCGCCCACCGCGACGAGCGGCGCGGCCTGCCCGGGCGGCAGGTGGATCTCCGCACCGGCCGCGTAGCGCTCGCCGTCGTGATCGATGGGTGTCTCGACGCGCCAGGCGGGGGCCGGATCGGGGTGGTCCATGAGGTGGCCGGTCGGCCCGGCGTCGGGGGGGCTGGTCTTCGGCATGGCGGGATCCTCAGGCGACGGCGTTCTGGAAGAAGTAGCCGGCGGCACCGGCACTGATGATCTCGCGCACGCTCTCGCCGACGCGCACGCGGGTGCCACCGCGCAGCCCGGCCCTGGGCTCGTCGATCTCGCCGGCGAGGCGGGTCCCGAACTGTGCCGTGAAGCCGAAGGTGGGCTGATCGATCTGGGCGGCGTCCTCGGAGATGTACAGCAGCGCGCAGTGGCTGCCCCAGACGCGCACGAAGTTGGGCGGCTGGCCGCGCCGCGCGGTGTTGAGGAAGCCCGAGCCCACCAGCACGTTCGGCACCTCGATGAGCGCGGCCAACTGCTCACGGGTGATGGCCCCCCCGGTCTGGGCACTGGCGTTGGCGGCCTGGATGAGGCGCGGGTGCTGGCGCATGCGGGTCCAGGTGCGCTGGCCGAGCACGATGGTGTTCGGGCGCACCAGCGGGATGTCGAGCGCGAGCAGCAGGGCATCGAGCGGGTTCGAGTTGACGAAATCGCTCCACTGGCTGGTGCCCGACAGCGTCACGTGGTGACCCGCGGCGTAGGCGTCGGTGGTGAACACCCGATCGGCCACCCGCCGCTCGCGGTCGAGCATCACGAGACCCGCCAGCAACTGGGTCGAGCGCGCCAGGGGGTTGGTGGCGTTGGCCCCCATGGCGGCCTGCGCCTGGATTTCTTCGTGCGGGACCAGATCATCGAGGCCGAAATCGACGCACTCGTCGGTGACCAGCGTGCCGCCGAACTCCACCATGGTCGGCTCGCTCTTGCGACCGACCAGCGTGCTCGGCACGGTGTAGGCGTCCGCCATGGTGTAGAGGGTGTAGCTGAAGCGCTTGGCGGTGGGGATCCGCGGCAGCACCCGATCGGCGATCAGATCGGTGTCGCGGTTGCGGTAGCCGATCGCGATCGCGGTCAGCTCGGGGTTCAGCGGGTAGGCGGTGCTCATGTCGTCCTCTCCTTAAGACGGTGTGCGGGCCGGGCTTACAGCACGCCCTGGGCGATGACGACGCGGATCCGATCACCGGCGGCGGCGGCAGCTTCGAGGGCGATCCCGACGATGCGGTTACCGACGGCGGCCGCGGCCACTGCGCGGCCGCTGGCGTCCGCCGTTATCGGGGAACCGCGCGTCAATGCCGCGCCGGCCGTGACCCAGGCGATCCCGGACAGCACCACGTCCACGCGGGCGTTGGCCGCCACGGTGATCTCATCCGTCACGCCGATGCTGGCGGCGGTGGCACTGGTGGCCAGGTTGACGCTGTCATCGGCGGTCAGCACGACGATGCGGCCGGGGTCGAGGGCAGCGGCGGCGAGGTAATTCTTGCTCAGGGTCGGATTGGACATGTCAGTCTCTCCAGGGCTGGTAGATCAGGGGCGGCCACGCAGCACGTGCGCGACCGCCTGGGCGAAGGAGACGCGCACCGCAGCCCGCTCCTGCTCGGTCTGCCAGGCCTGCGCGGCGCGCGCGATCTCGACCGGATCGTCCGGCGCGCCGGCCGCACCGGCCGACTCGGCCGCACCGGCCGCGGCCGCCGGCGTGACCACCGGTGCCGCCTCCGACCAGGCCGCGAAGCCGACCGGATCGGCCGCTGCATAGGCGCGCGCCCAGGGTTGCATGGCGGGGGTGAGGCGACCGGCGGCCGTGGCGGCGCTCACCGCGGCCTCGGCAGCGGCGGCGGCCACCTCGGCGGTCAACGCGGCGTGGCGCTCGGTCAGCTCGCGGTGGGCGCTCACCGCCACCCACAGCGCGGGATCGGGCGTGCTGGCGGCCGCCTGCGCACTGGTGACCGCCTGCTCGGCGGTGGCGAGACGCTCCATCAGTCGTTGCAGGTGCGTCAGCATGTCGTCGATCGTGGCCAGGGTCGGCAGGTTGAGCAGGTAGCGCACCCGCTCGAGCAGCTCGGTGTCGTTCACGGTCTGCGGCTCCTCAAAGATCGTCTCCTGGCTGGCCGCGGCCTGCAGCTCGGCCAGGTTGGGGGTGTGGGTCAGCGCGGCACCGACCAGCGCGAGCACGCGCCCGCTGGCCGGCTCGAAGCGGAACACCGGCGACAGGTAGCGGTATTCGCGCTGGGCCAGGAGCTCGCTGGCGCGCGCGGTCCACGCCACCAGCCCCCAGATCCCGTCGGCCCGCTCGGCCAGGGCGGTGATCCAGCCGGCCGCCGGCACCGGCCCGGCCTTGTCCGCGGCCACCAGGCTCTGGTGCTCGTAGTCCACCGGCAGATCGCCGCCGTGCGCGGCGAAGGCCGCCAGCACCGCCGGCCCGTCCACCGTGTAGGGGCCGCGCCCATCGCGACCGCTGACGGTGCCCGCCGGCAGCAGGTGCGCCCACGCCTCCGTCGCGTCGCCCTCGGCGCAGGCGTCGAAGCAGAAGGCGGCCGCCGCCAGCAGCGCCGGCGGGGCCGTGATCGGGGGGTTGGCGGGGGCTGGCTCGCTCGACATGTGCCGGACCCTACCGGTCGGACCCGCGCCGGGTGATTAACCGGCGTTACAGCCGATCCGGGGCCGATCAGGGCGCGATCCAGCGCCGAGCGGCCAAAGTGGCCACCGCCGCACCCACGACACGCAAATAAACCGGTTGCGCGCCGTTGCGTAGGCCGGTGCAAGGCCGAGGCAATACCCTTGCCTACCCCCAGGCCCTGCGCGGGCTCCTGCGGGCTTACAGCGCATTCTGCGTTTTTGCGCCCGCTAGCCGCCGAGGGCCTCGTCGAGCGCCTCGGCCAGCAGCTCCCGCACCGCCTGGCGATCACCCCGGCCCAGCGTGCCCCGATCCGGATCGGCCAGGAGCAGGCCGCGCCGCGGCATCTTCCCTGTGCCCCACTCGTGATAGGCGGCATAGGGCTGGCCGAAACCGACCTCGGCCCAGGTGCGGCCCGCCGCCGAGTTCAGGCTGCCCTGCATGTCGCCGCTGTCATAGAGGATGGCACCCTTGCGCTTCTTGCGCGCCACCGTCGCCGGCTTCAGTGCGGCCCAGCGGCGGCCGTTGGGATCGATCTGACGCTCGAAGCGCGCCTCCACCCGCGCCTCCAGCTCGGTGGCGATCCCGCGCATGATGGGGGTGAGATCGCCCAGGCGCCGCTGCAGGCGATTGAGCGTGGCCATGATCTCGCGGTCATCGACGGTGATCTTCAGCATGGTCTGCTATCCTGACCGGGTCGGGTGACGAGCCGTGGAAATTCTGGGTCCACGGGGTGCCGCCGTCACAGGCGGTTCGATGAGGGGACGCCAGGCCCTCCGTCACTCGACACTCCCCCACAGCACGAGCACCTCGCCGCCGCGAATACGCCCGCCCAGGGCGTCGGCGCGCGCGAGATACGCCGACTCGACCCTGTTGACCGTGCGCTTGGGTCGGTCGGTGACGAAGTTCACCTCCACCGCCAGTTGCGCCGGTCGCGCGCCCTCGCCGCGCAGCAGCCACAGCAGCTTGCCGCTGCGCACATCCAGCAGCAGCGCCTGCGCACCGCGCGCCCACGCCTGCGGCAGCGTCTGCCACTGCTCGGGGGAGAGCGCATTGCCGGCAGCCTCGTGCCGGCGCGCCTTCGGCCCGTGGACGAGGCCCGGGCGCAGCATCAGTTCGACCGACACCGGATCGACTCCGGCCGTGCGCAGTTGCGCGAGATCGCTGGGCGAGATCACGCCGAGCCAGCCGAGGCGACGCCCGGCTCGCCCGGCCTGCGCCTGCGGCAGCCACGCCTGCCAGTCGCGCAGGGCGAGTGCGTTCAGTACCTCGGCCGAGGCTGCGCCGATGTCCGCCGCGTAGGCGATTGTTTTCTGCCGCCCGGCATCGACGAGTCCCTGCCAGCGCGCCGCCGCCTCGCCGACGTGGTAGGCAAAGCCCGGATCCAGCGCCTGCGGCACCTGCCGCACCTCGCCGGTGCGGGTGTCGGTCCAGTCGGCGAGCGCCAGATCGGGTGCCTCGCGCTGCAGATCGGTGCGCCGTTCGTACTCGCTGCGGCGCATCGGTACGGCCCGGCAGCGGCAGCGCCAACCATTCGGCGGATAGTGTGTCTGCCACCACGGATCAGCGACCGGCAGCGTCAGGTTGTGCCAGGGCCGGTGACTTTCGCGCACCCGCTCATCGGCGCGGGTCACGTAGCGCAGGAACGGGTGGGTGGCGCTGCTGGCCTGGATGCGCTCCCAGCGCCCGGCGGCGTAGGCCATGCGCGTGTTGACGTCGTAGATGAGGCGCAGCCGCGCCGGGTTGAACACCGTGCGCACCGTCTGCCCGTCGGGCGTCGGCACCCACTTTTCGCCCCACCAGCCGGCCTGCCCGAGCAGATCGCGCGCGTTGCGCACCCAGTCGCGCCGGCTCAGATCGCCGCCGACGCTGGCCTCGATGCCGTCGCGGAGCGCCTGCAGCAGATCGGCGCGCGCCAGCCGGCTGACCGTGAACTGGCGCGCGTGCTCGTCGTGCCAGAGCGCGCGCCAGTCGTAGCTGACGCGCACGCGGTCGCGGCCGCGCATATAGCGCACCGCCTCTTCCGGCGGCAGCCGGAAAGCGCGCGCGAATTCGCCGGGCGTCGCGGGCCGGAACAGCGGTGCCGGGCCGGGATCCTGATCGAGGCGTACCGGCATGGCCTCAGCTCAGCCCGACCAGATTCATCACTTGCCAGGTGAACACGGCGGTCTGCTGATCTTCGGCACCGAAGGTCGCAACCACCGTCATCTGGCGGATCTCGTGCGCGTGATCGGCCGTGACGATGCGGTTGTCGGTGGGTGTCAGCCGGATCTCGACCATGCTGCCCGGCGGCAGCGCCGTGGGCGGGCGGATCGCGGTGCGGCTGGTCAGGCAGTCGATCTGGTAGCTCAGCGTGGCCGGGGTCACCGGATCGTCAGCGCGCCCACGGAGGCGGACCTCCACCCAGGCCGTGGATCGCTCGTTGACTCGGCTCATGACTTGCCTCCTCGCTGCGACAGCGTGAACTCGATGGATCGCTGCGACAGGGTGAACTCGATGGATCGCTGCGACAGGGTGAACTCGACGTGGTCGATGCGCGCGCCCGGCGGGCCAGGCAGCGTCAGCGCCAGCCCATCGAGCGTCTGCCCATGCGCGAGGTCGGCCGGTGCCAGCGCATGCGTCTGCGTGAGACTGACCGCATCGAGCGCCTGCGCGTGCGTGTTGTCCGCCGGCGTCAGCACATGCGTCTGCGTCAGTGCCAGCGCATCGAGCGTCTGCCCATGCGCAAGGTCGGCGGGTGTCAGCGTCACGCCCACAGCAAGTGTCAGCGCATCGAGCGTCTGCCCATGCGCAAGGTCCGCCGGGGCCAGCGCATGCGTCTGCGTGAGACTGACCGCATCGAGCGCCTGCGCGTGCGTGCTGGACGCGGGCGCGAGGCTCTGAAGCTGCGTCAGCGCCAGTGCATCCAGCACCTGCCCATGCGCGAGGTCCGCCGGCGCCAACGTCGGCACCACCACCGCGGCCGCCCGGAAGACGACCTCGCGCTTACGCTCGAAGATCTGCCACGGCGCATCGAGACCCCGGGTGTGCTGCTCAATCCACGCCTCCGGCATCTGCTGCTCGATGATCGCGACCAGACCGACCTCGGTGTGATCGCCGGTCGTGACCGTCGCGCCCCGGTTGAGGAACAGCGGCGTCGCGAACCGGCTCCGCGTGGCATTGCCGGGGGTGTGCGCGAGGCGCACACCGTCGCGCCAGATCTCCAACCCACGCACGCCGTGTGTGAACGCCCACACCGCGCGGCTGAGGTCCGGGTTGGCGACGTCGAGCGCGCTGCCGTAACACCAACTTAGAGCATTGATAGAGGCAATCAGGACGACCGACACCTCGGAGGCCTGGCCATCATGCGCCGCCTGCCCGATGACCGCGGCATTGATCGGCGGCCCGCCCGTCTTGGCAAAATCGATCAGGAGCGTGATGCCGCGCGTCGGCAGGATCGAGTCGTCTGGCCACAGCTCGGTATGCGCCGTCGGATCGGCGTGGCGGACCGCGTAGTCGCGCCCCCGGTGCACGAGGCCGGCCTGGCCAGTGAATCGCGCGTCCAGTCCGGTCCGCTCCTCGCGCACCCCGCCGGCGCGCGGGACCCAGATCCACGACCTGGCCGGCAGCGCAACCCGCGTGGGTTGCGCGGGCGGCTCGGCGTGTGCGCGCGGCACGATGAGCACACCCGCGCTGGCCGCGCCCGGCACGCTCAATGTGACCGCATCGAGCGTCTGCGCATGCGTGCTGTCCGACGGTGCCAGCGCATGCGTCTGCGTGAGACTGACCGCATCCAGCACCTGCCCATGCGCGAGGTCGGCCGGTGCCAGCGTCACGCCCACCGCAAGTGTCAGCGCATCGAGCGCCTGCCCATGCGCGAGGTCCGCGGGCACCAGCGCATGCGTCTGGGTGAGACTGACCGCATCCAGCACCTGCCCATGCGCGAGGTCCGCCGGTGCCAGTACATGCGTCTGCGTCAGTGCCAGCGCATCCAGCACCTGCGCGTGCGTGCTGTCGGCCGGAGCCAGCGTCACGCCCACAGCAAGGGCCAGCGCATCGAGCGTCTGCCCAAGCGCGAGGTCCGCCGGCGTCAGCGTCGGCACCACCACCGCGGCCGCCCGGAAGACGACCTCGCGCTTACGCTCGAAGATCTGCCACGGCGCATCGAGGCTCCGCGTGTGGCGCTCGATCCACGCCTCCGGCATCTGCGCGGGGACAAGAACGAACAGCGGGATCTCGGTCAGGTCGCCGGAGTTGGCACTGCCTTCGAGTCGGTTGAGTTCATACGGTGCCCATCCGAGCGGCACGCGGTCGGCGGTGATCGCGTTGGACGCGATCCGCCTGCCGTCGCGCCACATCTCCATCCCGCGCGCCCCGGCAGTGAACGCCCACGCCGACGGGTGGATCGGCTGACCGCCCAGCGCCAGCGTGCCGTTACGCCACCAGTACACCCAGCCGTCGCCAAACGGGATCGCGACGTTGCACCGCGCAGAAGTCGCCGCCGCGCCGACGCTGGCCACGCCACCCCAGCGCACCACGGCGTCGGTCTTGCGGTGGACGAGCAGCAACGTACAGGGGCCGGTCGGCACCTGCGCGTCGGTCGCGAGCAACTGCGTCCGAGAGGCAACGGTGTTGTGCCGGATCGCGCGCCCGCCGAAGGCCGGCACGATCTCGGCGTCGCCGGTGATGATCCCGACCTCGCTGGTCCGGGCCTCGCGGACCGCCCCCTCGCCGAATTGCCAGACGAGGGACCCCGGGGGCAGGACGTGCGGCGTCGGCCTTTGCGGCTGGAGGATGCGCCGCTCAGGCAGGACCAGCAGCGACACTTTAGGCCCTTAGACGGCCGGGCCGAGGGTGCGCGGGGTCAGGCGCAGCGTCCAACCGGCGCTGATCTGCTGCCCGGTGGCGTTGTTGTGTAGGTGGTACTCGGCGTGAGTGGGCAAGTCGTTCGCGCGCAGCAGCAGCGTCTGCGCGGTCGCGACGTTGTTGACCACGAAGGACCCCACGTAGCGCTGCCGGAACGTAGTCGTCGGCACCTGCGCATCGAGCGTGCCGTCGATGTCCAGCTCGCGCGCGAACACGTCCACCGTGCTGTTCAGCGTCGGCGCAACGGCGAAGGTCAGCGTGGCCACGAGGTCGCCGTCGGGAAAACCGCCGCCCGCCGTGCGCAGATCGTAGGCCGCACTCGCCGCGCTCATCGTGTTGTTGGCCAGCGCCGCACCGGACGCCACCAGTGTCTGCGTTGTGCCGAATCTCACCACCGCATTGTTGCTCATAGCAGGCCCCTCCCCGTGCCGTCGCGCACCACGCGGGCCACGTCGTTACTCGTCACCTGGCGCGGCTGGCGGGCCAGCGCCGTCAGTTGCCCGAGCTGCTCGGCCGTGACGAGGCCCCCGGCGTGCAGGGCGTCGAGCAGGCTCGCGTGCGCCTCCAGATCGAGGCCCTGCGCAACACCCCCACGCAGGAGATCGAGTGCCGCCAGCGCCAGGCTGCGCAGCGGATCGGCCAGGTTGTCCGCCGTCACCTGCAAGCGGCCGCGTAGCCCGGTGCCGGCCGCCCACGCGGCCAGTTTCCAGATCGGCACCACCGCGAGGGTGGGGGGCAGCAGGGTGTTGAGCCGGGCGGCCGCGGCGACATCGTCGCCAAGGGCCAGGGCGGTAGCGAGCGTGGCGTCGGCCGCGTGCGCGCGCACCTCATCGAGGCTGAGTGCGGGGCTGCTCATCGGGGGATCCTCAGGTCGGGGCCGAAAATTCGATGTTCCAGGCCGGGAAGCTGACCTGGTTGCCGTCGGTCAGGGGCTGCGCCGCGCAGACCGTGACCTGGAACAGCTCCGGCGGCGTGCTGGGGGTGCCCGGGCGCATCAGGCCGACGTGATCGGCACTGCCGGTCCGGAACACCGGGATGGCGCTACGCGCCGCCAAAATGACCCGGCGCGGGATGTTGCCGGGGCCGAGGCCGTTGGCCAGCGTGTAATCACCGGGGGCCATGGCGGCCGTGCAGAGGGCGCGGTTGACGCGGCAGGTGAAGGTCACGCCGCCGTTCACCACCGTGGCCCCGGCCGTGGTCGGCCAGGTCGGCTCCGTGGCCGCGGTGCTGCCGGCCGTGGTCACCTCGTAGGCGAAGCCGTTGCGCACGGTCGGGCGCACCGCGCTGCCTACCGCGTAGGCCGTGCTGGCGACCCACACGTTCGGATCGCAGCCCTCGTAGGCGGTGGTGGGCTCGCCGGCGAGCGCGATCTGCTGGCTGGCGTGGTTGCGGATCCAGTTGAGCGCCTGGTCGAGCACCAGGGGGCCGTTACGTCGGGGCATCGGAGATCTCCTCGTGGGTCGCGGGGGGCTGGGGGGGTGTGGCGGTCACGCGCTGCACGTCATCGACGACGAGCGGCGTGGCGATGACGGTCTGCACGTCCTCGATCTCAAGCCAGATCGGCGCAGTGGCAGGCAGTGGGCTCTCGGGCATGGGGCTCTCCGTCATCGATCAGGGGCCAGGCGGCCGGCGGTCGGCCTCGAAGTCGTCGCGGCAGCCGGCGTCGCACCAGCGGCGCGGCGCGGCCAGCGGTGCCGCGCACCACAGGCAGTGGCCCATCCCGTGGCTCGGCAGATCGGCCGATCGGCGCCAGGCGGCCTGAAGGGCCAGTCGCAGATGCAGCGCCATGATCTCCTCGGCACGGTCGGCGTCATCCGCCATCGCCGCCGTCCTCGGGGGCCTCGGCGAGCTCCTCGCGCCCGTGCACGCCGGCCAGGCGCGCCGCGAAGGCCGCTCGCGCCAGCGCCTCGTTGAGTGCCGCCTCGTGTGGCTCGGCGAGGGTGGGTGCGAGCGCATCGATGAGCTCCTCGGCGCTCCAGCCCTCGCGCTCGGCGCGCGCAAACAGGGCCTCGAGGGGCGCGACCACCGGCCCCATCTGCTGGCGCCAGCCCGCCATGGCCTCGTCCACCAGGGCGTCGAGGGCGTCGGCGCGCGGCAGGGCCTCGAAGTCGGGCGTGGCGCTGTTTTGCGTCGCCTGCAATCCCCGCATCGGCGTGCCCGCGACGCGCCCGGCCATGCCCGCGATCGGGCCTGCGGCTGGCGCGCGCAACAGCGGCTCGGCCCCATCGGGCTCCGGGATCCCCCACTTGGCGCGCGCCCAGGCCTGCGGCACCGGCAGGCCGAGCTTGACCAGCCGCTCGATCTGCTCGGCCAGTGCCTGCAAGTCCTCGGGCTCATCGACGCGCAGCGTCAGCACCGGCAGGGGTGCCGCATCGCCCAGGTTGAGCCGCACGAGGGGGGCCACCAGATCGCGCGTCAGCGTGGCGGCGAGCGCGGTCGCGTCCGCCCGCAGCAGATCGCGTCGCACCTCCTCGTGCACCCGGGCCTGCGCGAGGCTGCCGGAGGCCCCCTGATCGGTGGTGAGGGTCTGCCCGAGCACCGCCTTGCTGACCGCGCGATCGAGGTATTCCAGCAGCCGCTGGTACAGATCACCCGAGGCACCCTTGCCGGCCGCCTCCACCAGCTCGATCATCATGCCGGCCGGGATCACCGCCGCGGCGTCGGCCCCGAGGCCGAGCACCGCCTCCTTGAGCACGTCCACATCCTGCGGACTCGCGCCGGCGTCGTACTTGCCGACCCGGAGCGGCTGCCCGTACATCTCCAGGAAGCGCGCCCAGTCGCGCAGTGCATAGCTCTTGATCACCCAGGCCCACAGCACCGGTCGCGCCAGCGCCGCCGCCAGCGGCGTGTCGCGCGCGGCCACCTGGTGCACCACAAAGCGGCTCTCCGCCAGCGGCTCACCCTGCTGCGGCGCGGCCTCGGAGAGCAGGCGCAGTGCACCCGCGTGCGCATCCCAGCGGAACCAGTGGGCCGGCCGTGCCCGCACGGCGCGCGGCAGCCAGGGGCTCGTCTGCGTGTCCCACAGGATTTCGCTGACCGCGTAGCCCTTGGCCACGGCGTCCATCAGGTGGCTGATGATCTCGGCGATCGGCAGCCGGTCGAAGGCACCGCGCACCAGCTCGGCGGCCGCGTGCGCGGCGGCGCTCTCGTCGCCTGCGGCCACCTCCAGCGGCAGCGCGGCCACGGCGAGCTGGCGGGTGGCGAGCACCGCGCGGTAGTGCAGATCTTTGTCGGCCACCTCGTCGGCGGCGAGCAGGAAGTCGCGCGCGTCGCCGCTGAGCGCGCGGCGCAGGATCTGCGCCACCCGGGCCGGGGTCAGGCTCGCCAGTGGCCGCCAGGCGGTGGCCGCACGTGGGCCACCCACCGTGGGCGTGGCGATCTCGCGGCTCAGCTCAGCGCGTGCCATGGGGCCTCCGCGTCCGCCGCGTGGCGGCGCCGTGCCAGCGGTTGGTAGTCGTACACGGGCACGCCGTCGCCGGCCGCGGCGCAGGCCAGCGCCAGCGCCCAGAAGCGATCTGCGTGGCCATCGGCCCCGCGCGGCGCGGCCAGCCGGGGCACGCCGCCGGCCCCCGGCTCCATGCGCACCGCGCGCAGATCGTCAGTAAGGGCGGCGCGTGCCGCGGCGGCCATCGGCAGGGCGAGCCGGCGATCCTGCAGCCGCTGCTTGAGGGCGGTGGCGAGCTCGAGCTTGCGCGCGGCGGTGAACAGCACGCCGGCCACCCGGTAGTGGCCGTGCCGGCGGCGGGCCTCCTCGACCGGCATCTCGCCGAGGCCGGTCTGGTCGATGGCGACGCGGATCACGCGGTAGCCGCGCATCACCCGATCAAGCTCGGCCAGTTGCGCCGCGAAGGACTGTCCGCGCAGCACCGTGAGCTCACGCAAGCCCAGGTGCTGGCTGCCGTCGGCCTCCAGAGCCGCGATCACGGTCAGATCCCCGCGCGCCGCGATATCCATGCCGACGAACACCGGTGCGCCCGTGTACTCGGCCAGCGGCGGGGCTTCGAGGGCCGGGGCGATGTCGTCCCAGGTCAGCCACTCGCGCCCGGCGCGGTCCAGGAACGCGCACTCGAACTCCTGCGCCCAGGTGTCGGGATCGGCGCTGGCGCGCTTCAGCTCGTCGATGTCGCGCGGCAGGCCGTCGGCCACCGCGTCGTGGATGGTCACCACGTGGCGGCTGAAGAGGCCGCCCAGGCCCGTGCTCATCACCTCGTGGAACATGTCGCCACAGCCGTTCGGCGTGCTGATGAGGCGCAGCCTGAGATCGCGCCGCGACACCACCGGCACCAGCGCGCGCCACAGCGCGCGGTTGTCCTGGTGGTGCGCGAACTCGTCCAGGATCAGGTTGTCGCTCATGCCGCGGGCGGTGTGCGGCTGGGCGGCGATGGCGCGGATGTAGCTGCCTCCCGGCAGTCGCACCATATGCGCCAGCTCCTCGGCCCCGAAGGGCTGCTCGAGCGCCTCGAAGGCCGCGCCGATGGCGCGCAGGTGCAGCTTGACGCCGTTGTCCATGGCGTCGAGCGCCCGATCCCGTGCCACCGACAGGATGGTCCAGCGCGCGATCCGCCCGCTCGCCTCGGCGTCGAGCACGTCGAGCACGGCCTCGAGCGCGGTGGTGAAGGTCTTGCCGCTCTGGCGACTCCAGCAGGCCGCCTTCCAGCGGCTCTGATCGGCCAGGTAGCGGCGCTGATAGGGGTAGAGGACGGGCGCGCTCATACGGCCGGGAACCAGCCGTCGCCGTACAGCCCCTCGCGGATGGCGGTCAGCGTCTCGGCGTCCAGCCGCCGGCCGCTCTTCGCCGCGCTGCGCTCGAGGTCTTCCAGCCGGCTCTTGACCGTGTCCGCCCAGCGCTTCTGGCCGATGCTGGCGCGTGAGGCATCGGCCACCGCGCGCGCCGCCGCGGCCAGGAGCTGCACCTGTTTGGCGGGATCTGTGTCCTCGGCCTCGCGCACCTTCAGCATGGCGTCGAACAGGCTCGACTGCACCAGCCTGATCACCGCCGCCGAGTGCTCGTCGGCCTCGTCGGGTGCGGCCTGGGCGAGCAGCCGCGCCGCCTCGGCGCTGGCCCGGATGGCGTTCATGGTGCGCTGGATCCGCTGATCGTGGCGGTGCACGGCGGCGTGGCTGATCTCGTAGCCCTGCGCCTTCAGCCAGGCGGCGAGCGCCAGATAGCCGCCGTGCGTACGATCGGTCAGCAGCCGCTCCAGCTCGGCGCGGAGCGGTGCCGGCAGCGCCTCCACCTTGCTGCGCCGGGGCATGGCCTCAGTGCCGGCGCGGCCGCGCGATGTCGATGGGGGCCTCGGCGCGGTAGTCCACCACCGCCTCACCGGCGGCGGTCAGCTCGGCGCTCCACAGCGCCTGCTGCTCCACCGTCACCAGCCCGCGCTTGGCGAGACTCACGAGCTCGCGGCGCACCTCGTCGGTGGTGGCGCGCACCGGGATATCCCGGCAGGCACCCAGGATCACCGCCTCCGTGGTGCCGTAGGGGCGTGCGTGCCACAGCGACAGCAGGATCACCCAGCGCAGGTACTCGCGCTCGGCGCGGGCGGTGTCGATCACATGCCCGAACTTGCCCTCATCGGCCATGGCGGCCCTCCAGCATCGCGTCGTAGATCCGATCCAGCTTGGCGTTCATGGCGGTGTACTCGCGGATGGCGTCGTCGCGGCGCTGGTATTCGCGCTTGCCCTCCTCCATGGCCCGCTCCATCGTCGCCATCCGCCGCTCGGATTCCTGTACGCGCTCGCGCAGCACGCTGATGACGCTCTCCACCGCGCGCTCGTAGCGCGCCTCGACCTGCTCGATCTGGCGCACCATCTCGTCACGGCGCTGGTAGTTCACCGGCAGCTCGCCGATCCGCTGCTCGATCTGCTGCACCCGCTCGCCGAGCACCGCGATCTGGCCGAGCCGCGCTTCGATGTCGCTCAGGAGCCGCTTCGCGAACCACTGCAGCAGGGTCCACACCCCGCCCAGCACCATCAACCCGACCGCCAGCGCGGTCGGCAGCATCTTCTCCAGCAGTACGCTGCCCGCCAGCACCTCGCCTTCAATCACGGCCGCGGTCCTCGCTCGGGGGCGGCGCGGGAGTCCAGTCCGGGGCCGGGTGCGCGCCACCGCGCGCGAGCACCGCGATCTCGGCCCGGCACCGCTCCAGCTCCACCAGCGCATCGGAGACGCGCCGCACGTCGGCGGCCGCCGCCAGTAGATCGGGCGTGCGGGTGACCCCGCTGGGCGTGCAGGCCGACAGCGCCAGCAGCCCGGCGACGGCCACGGCGGCCAGCAGGTACAGGGTCGTCCGGCTCATGCGATCCTCCTCGGTCAGGGCCAGGCGCAGCACGTGGCCGATGAGGCCGCGCAGGAAGCCTTCGGTCTTGAGCTCGTTGGCGCTCACGGCCGCGCCTCCGATACCAGGTGTGGCAGGGGCGCGGACGCGCCCAGGCACTTGCGGTGCTCGGCGGCCCGCCGGGTGACCAGGCCCCGCAGCTCACGGCCGCCGGCGCGGGTCCAGCGCAGGATCTGCTCGCAGGCCCCGGCGTAGTCGGGGGGCTGTTGGCGCAGTCGCCGCACCAGCGTGCTCTGGCACCAGGCGCGGGCACCGATGTTGTAAGTCAGGCTCACGTAGGCGTCCCATTCGTGCTGTGCCAGCGGCACCGGCCCCAGGCACTCGCGCATCTGCCGCTCCATGCGATCGACGTCGTGCGCCAGCCGCACCAGGGCGCGCTCGGGCGTGATGCGATCACCGGGGCGGATGGGGCTGCCGTCGGCGCGGGTGGTGGTGCCGAAGCCCACCGTCTTGACGCCCACGCCGTCGTCGTAGGCCAGCGGCCGGAAGGCCTCATGCACGGCGATGCCGGCGATCGCCAGCGCCGAGATGGTGAGCACCGTGGGGGCTACGCGGTTTTGCATGCGCAGAGCCTGCCCGCGCGCGCGCCGCGAGGCGATTAACCTGCGTTAATCCCGCTCCAGACCGAGCGGCAGGCGCGGCTGCACCCGCTCGCCCTCGCGCGCGCGCATCTGGCGGATGATGCGATAGATGTGGATGGTGGTGACGCCGTGCTGGCGCGCCAGCTCCACGTGATTGCGGCCGCTGAAGGCGCGCCAGATCTCGACATCGCGATCATGGCGCTCGAGGGCGTCCGCCTTCGGCATGTACAGGGTCGCGCCGCCCAGGGTCTCGGCCAGCCGCCGCGCCACCAGATAGCCGGCATAGTCGGCGTCGCGCTCGCTCAGCCCGAGCGCCTCGACCAGCGCCAGCGCCGCGTGATCGGCGATCTCACCCAGCAGAGGCGGGGTCTGGCGTCGCCATTCGGCGCTCATGGCGTGCCCCCGGCCAGCCGGTAGACGAAGCGCTCGCGGCCGATGCGCCGACAGCGCACGTCATAGCCGTTGGCGCGCAGCTCGGCGACGCAGGAGTTCACCGCACACACACCCGCGCCGATGATGATGTCCAGCGTGCTGTATTCGGCCCCGTCGGCCAGCAGGGCCAGCACCCGTTGCAGCCGCGCGGATTGTTCCAGGCGCGCGGCGTGCATCACGGTTTCTCCGGCCTTGTGGGGGTGATCTGCCGCAGCAGATCTCGCAGCAGTCCGCGCAGCCGGGCGCGCTCGGCCGGCACCGCGGGCGGGGCGGGCAGCGCAGATCGGGGGCTGCGCGGCGGCAGCAGGGTCAACAGGCGCGCCGGGGCCGGCCAGCGCTCACATTGGCGCTCCAGCGCATCGAAGGCGGCCTCCAGGCGCGGCGCGTCCAGCGCCGGATCGGGCTGCGGCAGCCGGGCCACCAGCACCTCGGCCCAGATCACCGTGACCTCGCCCATGGATCGCCCCAGCGGCTGGCCGTCGAGATTGAGCAGCCGCAGGCGCTCGATGCGCCGCTTGACGATCTCGCCGAGCCAGCGCGGCACCGGCCTCATGGGCCGCCCTCCTCGAGGTCGTCGAAGCGCACCCCGCGGATCGCGAGCACCGCCTCCTCGGTGGCGGTGAGTGGCCGCACCGGCCGCTTCGCCGGCCCGCTGACCGTCGCCGCCAGGGTGTCTTCCCGCACGCCCTCCAGCACCCGCTTCAGGTAGTTGTGGTTGCCGAGCGGGGTGGCGGCAGTGCTCTCGCGCTTGGCGCGCAGGGCCTCCACGGTCAGCGACAGCGCGGTGGCGAGTCGCGTGTAATCCGCGCACAGCGAGAGGGTCTGGCGCGTCAGGCGCAGGCCGCGCTCCCAGCCGAGCGCGCGCTTGCGCGAGCGAAACAGGCCGAGATAGGCCGTCAGTGGCCGCGCCAGATCCACCGGCAGCAGGACCAGCAGCGCCAGCAGATCGCGCGCCGCGTCCTGCTCGCAGACGGCCGCCAGTTCGCTCTCGGCGTGGCACACCGGGCAGCGGATCTTCATTCCGGGACCTCCGGCCGATGCAGCGCGCGCGAGGCCACCCAGCGCCGCAGGGCGACGATCACGATCGTCGCCTGACGGAGCGTGGCGAAGCGCAGATCGTCGATCTTGAGGGTGCGCCGGATGAAGCCGCGCAGCGCCCCGGAGTCGAGGCCGTGATCCCAGCCGAGCGCAATGGCCAGCCGCTCGATCTCGGCCAACTGGGAGGCGCTGGGCCGCCCGTAGGTCTTCGGATCGGGTCTGGGCCCCGGGATCCCGATCTGGGCACCCCGGCGCTTCAGCTCCCAGCACCAGGCCAGCAGTTGCGCATCGCTCATGTCGCGACAGGACGCATGCCCGGTGAAGGCCTCCTGCGCGTCCCGCCGGGCGTCCTCGTCCAGACCCAGGAGCAGGGCGGCCTTGTGCGCCAGCCCCAGCAGCACGCGCCGCCGCGCCGCCGCGGTCGGGGGGCGGCCGGCACCCGCATCGAACGCCCCCCGGGATCTCATGCCGCCTCCTCGGTGGGGTCGATGCGCGCGGCGTCCTTGAGCAACGCCGCCACCAGCTTGTCCACACTGCTGTCGGCGGCCTTGATGACCACCTCATCCCCGCTCTCCTCGATGCGGATCCCGAGGCGCTTCAGATCGGCCACCGTGAGATCGCCGACCGCGTTCCGATCCACGCTCTCGCGGACCCTGATCAGCAGATCGGCCTGCTCCTCCGGCAGCAGCCGGCGGATCCGATCCACCACCGCCGCCTCGTCGTCGATCTCGACCCGCCCGCGCCCCTTGGCCAGGCCCACCCGCACCCCGGCGATGATCACCGTGCGCGGCTTCACGAACAGATCCGGGCTGCCCTCGATCGCCTGGTACAGCGCCTCGTGGGCCGCACTCACGCGCGCGATGCGGCTGCGGATCGCCGGCAGCGCGTTCCGCCGGATGGCATCCACCTCACCCTCGAGCGTCTCCATCAGCACGCGCAGCGCGTTGTGCTGCTCGGCATAGCGTGTGGTCAACTCGACCAGCTCCTCCATGCTGCTCATGCCACCTCCTCGTCGCTGACGACCAGGCAGTCTGCGGCGGGGGCCGCAGCCCACGTGGCAGCGGGACCGCTGGACAGCCGCAGCAGCGGCCGGATCTCGGCCGCCCGCGGATCGTCTGCCTGCCCCGCCAGATCGAGCAGACGCAGGCTCGGCTTGTGGGTGCTCATGACCAGGGTGTCGAAGTCCTCCCCGAGCACCGTCTTCAGGCCCGCCGGATCGGCGATGGTGACCAGATCCGCCCGCGCCAGCGTCACGTGGCAGGTGCCGGGCAGGATCAGCACCACCCCGGTGCCATGGTTGGCCAGCAGTTGCCGGTCGATCTGCTCGCACTCCTCCTCCAGGATCTGGATCTGGGCACGCAGGTTCCAGCCGCGCCGTACCAGCTTGGTGGTCCGGCTGTCCGCCGCGCGCGACTCCAGCTCGGCCTCCTGCCGGCCGACCGCCCGCGCCCGCGCCGCGTGTGGGCTGGCCGCCCGCACCACCGTCCCTTCCTCGCTTGTTGCCTGACTCTCGCTTGTCGCCTTCATGACTGCCCTCCTCACGCGCCACCGGCCAGCGGCGCAGACGCCCTCGTTACTCGCCGATCACCTGCCCGCCGTCGCTCTCTGGATCGAACGCCTCGCCGCCCCCGAGGCCCGCGACGCACAGATCGACCCAGACACGCACGAGCGCCACGAGCGCGGCCTCTGCGCGCTCACCGATGCGCTCGCGCTCGCCAAATGGCAGCACCCCATCGATGTCGAAATGCCGTCTGGCCTGCTCCTCCGCCAACTGCGCCGTGTCCTGGCGAAATGCGCGCACCAGCGACGGCGTCAGGCTGGGCTCGCGATACAGCGGCAGCGTCGCCCGCACGAGGCCCTCGAGCACCGCCGTCACCGGATGGCTGTCCTCACCACCACGACGGGCGTAGGCATCCAGACCGCACCAGGCGACCGCCATGCCGCACAGGAAGTCGGCGTCGCGGATCGCTACCGCCAGCCTGAAGCCCGACTCAACTCCCGGCATCGAATCGACTCCCTTCATTTCCGCACCTCCTGCCCCACCGTGGGGGCGTCGTGGATCTCGGCGATCCGGCAGCCCGTGCAGTCCTCGCGCGGGCAGGATCGGCAGATCTCGCCCAGGCTGGGTGCCTCCTGCCGCTGCCGCTCGATGATCGCCACCATGGCCCCGTAGCGCGCCGGCAGATCACCGTCACAGCCGTAGCTGCCCGCACGCAGGCGACTCGCCGTGCTCTTGGAGCAGCCCAGCACCGCGCAGATCTCCTCCAGTCGCAGATCTTTCAATGGCCCGCCGGCGTGCCGCTGCCACCCATCACCTGGCGGCGGTTCGCCATCCACTTGCCGGCCAGTTCCAGCACCGCCGGCGTGAGGCTCTGCATGTTGTTCGCGGCCATCAGCCGCCGGCATTCGGCCGCGAGCTCGCCGGCCTCGCGGTAGTTGCCGCGCCGGCACGTCTCCCAGAAGGTGGTGACCAGGGCCTTGTCGGCCTCGACCGCATCGCCGAAGGCCGGCCGGTACACGTGCGCGTAGGTCTCGGCGCGGTCCAGATGCCGCGTGCTGGTGCGCTTGGCACCGATGCGGCTGCCGAGCTGCAGCAGCAGATCGCGCGTGCGCGTATTGCTGAACTGGCGGTCGTAGAGCTCGGTGCCGATCAGCAGCACCGCCACGTTGCATTCGTCGGCCAGGTAGCGCAGCACCTCCAGCCCGCGCCAGTTGAGCTTGTTGGCCTCGTCCACCACCACCAGATGCCGCGCCGTCGCCAGCGGATCGACGCGCGTGGCCAGGAGCCTGGCCCCGGCACTCTGCCCGCCGTCGATGCCGAGCGCGGTGGCGATCTCGGCGGCGAGCTGATGCGGGCTCATGCCCTCCCAGGCCACCACCCGATGGCCGCCGTTTCGGGCCGCCACCAGCCGCCCCGCACACGTCTTGCCCGTGCCGGGCGGTCCCACGATCTCGCCGATCGGGTGATCGGCCCCCAGGATCACCTCCGCCAGCTTCAGCGCCTCGGCGGCCTGGCGGGTCTCGCGTAGCTCTCTCATCTGTCTGCCCTCGTCGTCCGCCCGCTGCCCCTGCAAGCTCAGCGCGCCGGGCGGGGCGCGCTGATCCAGACCGCTCGCCCTGGAGCGGCCCTAGAATCCCAGTGCCCGTGCCGCCGCCACCTCGTCGCTCTCGAAGGCCAGCCGCGCCAGACTCTCGGCCTCGCGGGCGGCGTCGCGGCGTGCCAGCCGCGCGCGCGTGGCCTCGCTCACATGCCGATCTGCGTTCACCCGCAACTGCGCGAGCTCCTCCGGCAGCGTCACCGGCAGCGCTACCTCCTCGGCCCGCGTCAGCGTCGCCGGCAATCCCAGCATCTCGGCCCGGAACCCGGCCAGGCGCTGCTCGTCGAGCGCCCCGCCACCGGCCTCGAAACGCTCGGCGGTGAGCAGCCGAAAGGCCTTCCGCCGCCGCCCGGCCTCCTCGGCCCCGGCCCGCTCCAGCAGCCCGTACACCGGTGCCGGCCCCGCCACGCACAGGAAGGCCCCGCGGTTGCTCGCGCCGCGGCCAGCCTCGAACACGATCAGATAGTCGTCGTCCGGACCGCATACCCGCGGCCGCGCGCACAGCACCCGCCCTTCGCGCTGCATCAGCGCATCGTGCACGTACTGCCGGCCGCCCCAGGACACCGCCCCGCGCGTCACCGTGCGCTGCTCGCGCTCGCTGAAGGCCAGCATCAGCGCCATGCGGTCCACCCGCGCCGGCCGCCAGTCCCCCGAGAGGAACTGATCGATGCGCTGCTGCGGGCTCAAGCCCCCCATGTGCTCGGCCCCCTGCGGGGTCACGTGGTAGTCCGCCAGCTCGCGCGCGAGCCAGTCGCGCACCTGGTCGTAGTCCAGCACCTGGGGGGCCTTGCCGAGGTTGGCCGTCTTCTTCGCCATGCGGTTGCCGCCGACGTAGCCGAGCGACCAGGCGAGCCAGTGGCGCAGGTTGCCGAACTGGCCCTCCACCCGCTTGCCGCGCGGGTGATAGGGGATCGAGCGCGTCACCCGGCCAGCGGCCGGCAGCCACTCCGCCACGTCCACCGCGAGCTGCTGGCAGGTCAGATCGGTCAGCTCGCGCCAGGCGTCGAGCATGTCGTCCCAGCGATATTCCGAGCCATTGTCCAGGTACAGCCGCCGCGGACTGCCAAAGGGTGCCTGCTCGCACAACCGCGCGAACGAGGTCGCCACGTGCTCGCGCCGGACCCCCTGGCCCTTGTCACACAGCCACAGATCCAGGTGCAGCCAGTTACTGGCCACGTCGTGCCAGACGATCATTCGCGCATACGCAATGGACCCGTCCGGCCGCTTCACCGGGATGTCGAGCGGGCTCACGTCGCCGCACACGACATCGCCGGGCTTGAGCCCCGCCGCCGTCCGCAGCACCGGCGTGATGTGGTGGTCGTAGGCCCCCTTCGCGTCCCGCCGCGCCCGTGCCGCCACCCGGAACTGCCGGCCTTCGGCCTCCACCCAGTCGCGCGGGAGGCGCATCGAGAGCAGCGTCACCACCGGCCCCTGCGGCCAGCCCTCGGCCACGAGCTGCCGCCCGAGCTCGGCACTGGCCTTGAGCCAGGCCTGCCGCGCCCCCGTCGCCCCGGCCAGCCACGCCGAGCGCACACATTGCGCCAGCCGCGCCGTCAGCGCGGCCACCCAGGCGGCCAACGACTCGCCCGCCGGCCGCAGGGCGGCAGCCGCACCGCACCAGCCCTCCCAGGCCGCACTCACCACCCGCCGCCGCGCCCCGCGGTCAGCCCGCCGCCCCATCCGCGCCAGCGCCGTATGCCCCCCGTGCCTCAGACGCGCCTCCAGCCGGTACACCTGCTGCACCCCCACGCCGAGGTGCGCGCCGATCGCCTCCGCCATCGCCCGCCGCCCCCGCGCGCGTGCCGGCAGCAGCACCAGCGGCTGCAACGCCTCCGCCACCTCGCGCACCCGCCGCGCCCGCGCCCGCTCGGTCTCGCCATCGCTGCCCAGCACCGGCCCCTCCAGCCAGCCGATCAACTCGGCCGGCTCACCCAGCCCGCCGCCGCTGGTGAGCCCACCCGCCGCGGTGGCCGCCGCAGCCCCACAAAGGGAGGCGGGCGAGGGCACCCCCGCCCGGATGGACTCACCGCCGGCAGCGGCACTCAC